GGTAATATTTTTTTAACAGGTTTTAGTTTAATTTTAGACTTTTTAATCGTTTCACAGACTAAATACTTAAGTCTCTTCTGTTTTTCATCAACCTCTTGTTCTTTCTCTTCTTCATTGTATATAAGAGAGTATAAATAATGATACATTCTTTTATTTATTTATTATAATATAAAATAATTTTTATATTATATAAAATAAAGAAATGGAACAGAACGATAATAGAAATTCTACAATGAAAGTTAAAAAAAAGTCATTGGAAAATGACGATTTAATTTATGTAAATATTAAACAATTTATACCATCTAGAAACAAACCCACCCTGTGTAGTTTTAATAACACTAGAAGTGATGCGATTATTAGTAAATGTAGTGATTACAAGGTGGCAGTTATAAGATGGAATATTCCAAGTAACTTTCCACTTTTCCTATGCCCCGACCAGTCTGAATTGAGTCGTCATTATAATGTGAGTTTATCTTTTAAAACAACAACTAAAACAACATCTTTGATATATATAGATTTGAATACGGGAAGTCCTTACCCCAGAAGTATTAATTTTATATCACAGTGGGTAGATATGATAAATATTGCTTATGAAACTTGTCATAATGAGTTAAAATTAGCAGAACCAACATACAGTGCTTTAATACCACCGACAATAAATTATGATAGTGATTCAACTAGTAGAATATCTTTATATGCTCCAATAGAATTTGTTGAAAATAATGTTAATAATGCCAAAATAAAGATACAAAATAGTGCTTTCATATTAGGTCTTCAAGGATTATCAAGTAGTAAAAACTTTGTTAATGTAGGAGATGGAATAACCGATATTACATTTATTATACACCAAACATTAACGAATTATTATAAAACAACATTGCCGTATCCAATACAGGAATTTATTATTATTACTAGTGAATATGACAGTTCTCCAGCATTTAATGGGTTGAATAGTTTAATATTTGAGACTTCTTCTATTCCAGTAGTAAGTGAGTTAGTCGGTTCAGGCACTCAAATTATAAGGAGAGTATTGACAGATTTCTTTGTCGGGGGTTCTCAAAGTTCAACACAGGGAGAAGTGCTGTCCTACTATCCAGACGGACCCCTGCGGTTTTACAATTTAGAAAGTGATGAAGAATTGAGAACAATTTCGGTAATACCGTTGATAGAGTTCAGTAATGGTGAAGTTTTTCCTATTTACATAGATAGTCAGCAGTCTTGGGGGGTCAAACTGGTTTTTCAGCGGAGGTCGCCCCTTGAAAAATTGGGGTATGATTTAGGTAAAACATTAGTTTTAGATAATAAAGAACAACTTATAGATGAACTTAATGACCAAGTAGATGATTAGAAATAATTGTTATTTAAAGATAAATGGTTTATAATGTATAATAATGGTAAATTACGGAAATGGATTAATTTATAAACTTTGTTGTAATGATACTAATATTAAAGAAGAATATGTAGGTTCAACTACCGATTTTACAGAAAGGAAAAGATGTCATAAAAAAAATTGTAATAATCCTAATAGTAAAGAATATAATTATAATGTATATCAATTTATTCGTGAAAATGGTGGGTTTGAAAACTGGTCTATGGTATTGGTGGAGAAATACCCGTGTAATGATATTTTGGAGTTAAAATCAAGAGAAAGACATTTTATTGAATTATTGGAGACTAGATTGAATAGTCAAATACCAATGAGAACTGATAAAGAGTATAGAGATGCTAATAAAGATAAAAGTAAAAATTATTACGAAGAAAATAAAGAAAGTATTAAAGAACGAAAGAAACAACATAGAATAAATAATCTTGATAAATATAAAGAACGAAAGAAACAATATAGATTAAATAATCCTGAAAAAATTAAAGAATATAGTAAAAATTATTACGAAGAAAATAAAGAAGACCAACAAAATAAAAACAAAGTTTATTATGAAAATAATGCTAATAAAATTAAAGAACATAACAAAGAATATCGTAAAAATAATGCTAATAAACTTATAGAAGAACGAAAAGAAAAGGTAGTCTGTGAGTGTGGTTGTGAAATGAGTAGATGTAGTTTGCCCGCACATAGAAAAACTACAAAACATATAAATTTAATGATTATTAAAAATAATACCGAAATTAATAAATAAATATAAAAAGGTATTTTTAAAAAAAAAAATAAAAAATTTATTTTATATTTTCATAATATAAAATAATACAATGGAAAGTATAAAGGTTATGTCGCCAGTAATCAACATCAAACCAGATGTTGAAAGCAATCATATTATACACTTACCCTGTCAGCGATACACACCACAAATTTTGACGGCACAATCCTTTCAGGTTTCCCCATCACAACCGGTTCAAACTTCTTTTGTTTTCAATCCCCCATCTTTACAGTCTGTCGTAGATAGACAGATGTATGTTAGAGCATATTTAGATGTTACTACAGACCAACCGCTTATCTTGGGTATTGAAGATAGTCTTCGTCAATTTCCCTTGAACTCAATCATTGATGTAACAACAGTCAGTATTAACGGTGAGTCAGTGAGTGACAACACTCAATCTAAACTCCACGCAATGTTGACCTACGGTAATACGAGAGAAGATAGAGATAAATCAACATCTGTTTCTCCCGCCCAACCCGACCAATATCAGCAATATAGCGATTGGACGACCCTCGGTTCGGCAAGAAATACCGCCTGTTTCTATGGTGAGAATTCAGCAGAGATGAGTAGAGGGTCTTTTCCCATTGAAGTAATATCACCTACACGGTTTAGAGCAGTCGTATGCGAACCTATCTTTGTATCACCAATGGTTACTGGGTTCGGGCAACAGCAAGAAGGAATGGTTAATGTTAATGAATTTACTTTAAATCTTCGTCATTCAAGTAATGTTGCTAGGGTATTATCACATTCATCAAATGGTAATGCTATAACAGCAGTGAATGTCAGTTTCTATCAGGCACCAGAATTGCTAATTTCAGTTTATACACCAGATTTACTCCAAAGAATTCCTGAATTACAAATATTGTCATATTCAAAACCAAATGAATATATTCGTCAAATGGGTGATATTGCTCCACAGGCAGTTCAAACTGTATTCAGTGATACAATTCGCCTCAGTCAAATTCCCCGATATATCTATATGTTTGCTCGTAGAAGTGAAGCGACTTCTAATTTCTCTACAACTGATAGTTTCTGTTCTATTGAGGGCATTTCAGTCAATTGGGGTAATGATAGTGGTTTGCTTGCTTCAGCATCAAAACAGCAGTTATACGAAATTAACAAGAGATGTGGGTCTAACTTATCTTGGGGTCAATGGTCTAAATATCGTGGGTCTGTTTTAGCATTGGAATTAGGTCGTGATATTGGACTTCAGTCCTTCGAAGCCGCAGGAGTGAATGGGGCATACACTCTACAAGTTCAAGTTCAATTTAAAAATCAGTCTGCTTCAACTTTCAGCGGTCAATTTTATCTCGTAACGGTAAATCAAGGAAATTTTAGTATTTCACCTAATACTGCCCGCAGTTCTTTGGGAGGTTTAACTCCTGAATTAGTTCTACAGGCGAGAAATTCTCCTGAACTTCCAAGAAGCGATTACGACAACCTTGTCGGGGGAAGCTTTTGGTCTAGTCTCAAGTCGATAGTTCATAAAATCTCATCTGCGGTCGCTCCTGCCCTTAGTGCTGTGAACCCTGCTCTCGGTATGGTCGCACAGGGTGTGTCGGGTTTGACAGGTTCTGGTATGATGCCTAATCAAGGAGTGATGTCAGGCGGAAGGAGAATCGGTGGAGCAATGGATAGTGGAAGAGTTAGAAGAAGATAATTTATAGTCTAATTACATACTAAACAAATTTTAATAATTGTTATTTAAAGAATGAAAAGTAATGTTTAGGAACATTATGGTTAATTATCAAAATGGTTTTATTTATAAATTGTGTTGTAAAAATACTAATATAAAAGATGAATACATTGGGAGTAGCACTAATTTCACAAGACGGAAATGTTCTCATAATCAAAGATGTAGTAATCCTAATAATGAAAAATATAATCTAAAAGTCTATAAATTTATAAGAGATAATGGAAATTTTGAAAACTGGTCTATGATAGAAATAGAGAAATATCCGTGTGATAGTAAGAGAGAATTAGAAACAAGGGAAAGATATTTTATTGAGTTATATGAAAGCAAACTAAATTCTAATATACCTACGAGAACATTAAAAGAATGGGAAGATAATAATGTTGATAGAATTAAAGAATATAGAAAAGAAAGATATAACGAAAATAAAGATAGTATTTTGGAAAAACAGAAAGAAAGATATAACGAAAATAAAGATAGTATTTTGGAAAAACAGAAAGCATATTATATTAAAAATAAAGATAGTATTACAGAAAAACATAAAGCATATTATATTAAAAATAAAGATAATATTATAGAATATACTAAAGAATATCATAATGAAAACAGAGATAAAATTTTAGAAAAGCAGAAAGAATACTATGTTGAAAATAAAGATGAATTAAATAAACATCAAAAAGAAAAAGTTGTATGTGAATGTAGTTCAGTTGTTAGTAGAAGGGGTTTAGCATCGCATCGTCAAACAGAAAAACATAAAAAATTGTTAGAAGAAAAAAATAAAAAGTAAAAATCTAAAAAAATCTAAAAAAATTTATTAATATATTGTATATTAATAAAGAAATGGATAATAAAGAAATGGATAATAAAGAAATTTGTGAAAATATAAGTTTAAAAAAGATGTGTAATGAGTTAAATCAATTAAACAACTTATTATTATCTTATAAATTAACTGATAAAGAAATAAGAACATATGTTCGTAGAGATTTATACACAGAAGGAAAACAATTAAAAAAACAATTTAAAAAAGAATTTAAAAGTATCGGGATTGATAATCCCCTTAAAATTGAAATTTATATCCTATTACACAAACTTGGTATTGTGAGAAATTTTAGAACACCAACGAAAGAACAAATAGAAATGAAACAAGAAATAGTGTATAGTAGTGATGAATTTACTTCAACTGAAGAAGAAAAGGAAGAAAAACAACAGAGTGATTACGAAGAAGACGATGAAAATCCAGAAAATTACGATATTGATAAACTAAATATATCAATATGTCCCTAAAAAAATTTATAATATACAAAGTATATTATAAAAACTATGTTATTTTTTTTTTAAAATTTCTATTTCTTGTTTTAACACATCAATTTGTTTCTGTAATAAATCAACTTCATTAATTAATGTTATTCTATTGACAGCATCTGTTAAAAACTTTGGATTTCCAACAGAACATATTCGTTTATTAGAAAAATCAACACATTTGTCTGTGAATTTAATGTGATTAATACCTTTACAATTAACAATAGATTTTTCTCCAATATTTAAACTATTTTCATCTATCACTATATTAGTAAATGATAGTTCGTTATTTAAATTATAAGTAAGCAACGAACCACGGATTAAAGCATATTTAATGTTTTTGTTAAAATAAAGAAATTTATCTAGTGTAGAACAATTAATAATGTTATTACCCTTCATATCAACATCACCATCAAGAACAATATTAGAAAAAGAAGAGATAGTTGTAGGTAAAAACTTGTGAAAGAATGTATCTTTTAAATTCCATTGTTCGGTCATCTTTTATTATATATTAATATAAATCTAAATTATGATATTTTTATTAATATATTAAATATAAATTATACTTTTGTATAAATCTGGATAAATATATTAAATTCAGTATATGGAATAGTATAAATAAATTTATTAATGACTAGGTATATACTAGATTTAATATTATAAGCAGA